TCTAGTGCTTTCTAGGTCTGCTTGCTCTTCGGTTAATCCTTCATCAATAGATTCTAAAAATAACGTATCAAAATTATCTGCAACCTCTGGCGGCATTGTATTAACTACTCTGTCACGAAGTGAAGTATAAACGCTACCCGCACCCCCCATACCAACCCCAAATACTCCACCGATAAAAGCTGGTAAATCTTTTGATTCCCAGTTGATCTCTTTATCCATTGCAAGTTCTTTTACAGATTCCTGGTAGACCTCTTCACCAGCACTCATTCCTCCAACACCGACTACTTTTCCGCCGGTTGCCAGTATCCTGCGGGTTAAACTCTTTGTTGCACTGCCACCCAATAATTTCAGCGGAGTAAATGCGGTTGCAAATTCAGCAAAGTCCAGTCCCGTTAAGTACATATTGGATTTGAATACTTCATTAGCTTGTTCTTCATTGCCTGTTTCTCCATATACCTCGGCGGCTTCCATTGCACTTTCGAGCGGCCTAGATGCCACAGCCCCAAACAAGAACCCATTATCCATCTTCCAAACGCCCCAAATCCGATTGCTGTGGCAGTAGCACTACCAAAATAAGCTGATATAACTGCCGCCGGAATCAATGATAGGAAAATGGGATGTTTCCAGTAATATTCGTTGCCCAAAATTCATTAGATGCAAGATTCTTCCACGTTAAAGAAGTATCCGTGTGAGGAAAGGCATACGCTTTTTTGAGTCTTTTGCCAAAATCACTGTAAACTGCCGCTTGGTCGTTATACCCTTGCCACTTCAGAACGTTACCAACGTTTTCATAGGTCGCGCCTATTCCTGATAGGAATGTTTTTTTATGTAAACTCAGTCCATTGTTTTCCATTCCTTGCTTTGCTTGTTCAGAGAAAATGTAAGCAAAAGAAGGATTAACATCAAAGGTTGCCGCTATTCTTGTTGCTTCATCTGCTCTATTTTCATCCAACATACCTTGCGGTATTTTAAGTTGTGGCCATTCTGTTTCATCAAACACGGATGGTTCCCGTCTATATTGACGAGTAACACCTGATGGTTGGCGAGGTTCTGTTGCGTCTAACTGGATTGAACCAGCTTCGACTATTGTTGGCTCGTCTAATTTAATTGATCCTGCACTTACTATTTCAGACATTTAATCACCCACCTGCCATGTTCCATTAGGAAGTTCATATACTGGTTTTCCTTTGCTGTGTCCGACAAGTTTACCAGTCAAGTTTTCCACTTTAGGAGGTTTTGGTATTGTTTCCGGCCCCAAATCGCCAAACTCAAATAGATTTTCTTCTGGTGTAGTTTCGCCATACCCAAGAAACTCTGACAATATATTTCCCCATGTCTTTTCTACTTCAGGAGATACTAATTCTTTATAAAACTTGTCAATATCAGTATCAGCGACATCGGGATTTTCTTTTAAGTACGCAGCAAGCGCAATAGATTTTTCACTAAAGATTTGTTGGTTTCTTAATATGTCCTTCGCATCAAATACATTGCCAGTTTCTAATTCCTTTAATAAAGTATGGTATCGTTTAGATGTTGCAGTCTTTAGAGGGTCGTCCTCTTTAGTCCTGCCCCTGAGTGATTCAGCATCTCCATATTCGAGTTTGTCGCCAAGGTAGGCGTTATCTACTGCATCTCTTGTTTTCTTCTTTTCAGTATCAGCTTTTGCATCAAGCACCATTTGTGAAAGTTCATCATAGGTATCGGGGTCTGTGGTTACTGATTTGCCAGCCAATATATTTTTATTGTTGGTGTCCAGCTTTTCAACCATCCTTTGCTGTTCTGCTACTTCCCATGTTGTGTTCCGAAGCTCATTTTCGGTGGCTGTACCATGATGTATCTTGGGGAGCCAATTTTCTCGTTCACCTTCCCTGATATTCTCAAGGTCTTTCTTTGCCTTTGCTTCTTTAGCGTTTAGAAGCCTCTCATACATTGCCATCAAATTAGTGCGTTCTGGTACCGTTAATACTTTGTTGTTGCTTATTATTTCAAGACCAGCTACTCTTGATTCTGCCCCCAACGCAGATTGCAGTGCCAAATCATAATCCCTTTTCCTTCCAGCTTTCTCAAAATCAACAAAGTGCAAGTCTATGCCTGCAAGGTTTCCATGATTCTTGCCCACTGTTGCCGCAAACAGGATCTGGGCTTCTCCTACCGACTTCATTCCGTTCTGTACGTCAAGAATCAACCTCGCCTTGGTTGCCTTTATGTTGTCGTTTTCTACTTTTTTTGTTTCACTGTGAACGTGGTTGACCGATTCCTGATAGTCTCTTCTGATATAACTGTCTACAGTCTTTTCAAGCGCTAATCTTACATTGGGGTTTAGGTCTGGATATTTTTCTAATAGCTCAATTTTTGCTTCTTTAATAGCCGTTGCACGTTCATCAACTGCTGTGGGATTAGCGTCACCAAACCTTTTACTTGCCTCCCATTCACTCTGACTTTTCATTAGTGATTGTGCGAACTCATTTGAAGCGTGTTCAGCAATAGCAAACTGCCTGCTCTCTTCAAGCTGTTGATTTATCTTGTAGAAGTCATTCGCAGTCCGCGAGACTACACCCCCTAACCTTGCCATTGCGTCCCACTTCGCGCTGGAGGCGTTAATCGGCATTTGCGGTTGAGGCTGTGCGTAGGGTTGAACAACTCCACCCGCTTTCCCTGATGGTAATTCTTTTGCTGTGTATGTCTTTATTGGCATATTAGTAACCCTTATACATTGAGTATGCTTGAGCCGCACCCTGAAGTAGAGTCGATGCTGAACCAAGCTGTCCGGCCTGTGAAGCGTAAGTACCTTGCTGTGCCACAATATCTGCCTGACTTCTCTGGCTGGAAACTGTTCTTGCGCCTATTAAGGCAGTAACCTCTCCCCTTGCTCTTGTTTCCTCCGCATCTATTAAAGCATTTGACCATATCATAGCAACATCTTCTTCACCTTCCCTTGCGGATTCATAAGCTATGTCAACCGGAGTGCCTTCATACCTAAAGCCCGTAATGGCCTCCTGAGTGCGCTGGTAAGCCAGTAGAGCCGCTATCTCCTTCCGCTTCATAGCAACTCCAGCAACGCCCCTGCCTTCGATTGCAACGGCCTCTCTTTCGGCTATCTGCCTGTTGAGATTTGCAATGTAGGCGTTTTCACTTGCTGTCTGGTAAAGTGACGCTTGTTGCTGTTGTGCCGCATCATCAGCGTCTTGCCCACCCTTATAAACTGAATATGCCGATACCGCAGTTCCCGCTAAAGATAGTCCTGTCATTACTGCTGATGCCATTTCACAACCTCACGTATCTTATATAGTTTTCTTTGTTTGGCCCATAGTGTGCCATCATTCCTTCGGGAATAAAGCCTAATCTCATAATACATTTATGAGCTTCTTGGAAACTCACCAGAACGCTTGTCTGTATCCGATGAAAACCATATTCGTTAAAACAAGTATTTAAGAAGTCACTCATACATTTAAACAACGCAAGTCCTTTCTTCCGGCCTTCAGGTGATACCATCATCCAGACTTCGCCTACTCCCTGCCAGAACATAATAACACCACCAACAGCCAGGAGTGTGTCGTCATCAAATAACGTAAGGGCTGGGCCTGAGTTAGCGTAAGTCTCTGCCCTTGTATCAATATCGCCCATCAACTCAAGAAGGGATGAATCGGGGTCTTTCTTTTCAATGTTAACCATGTGTTCCGGTTTAAATTTCTTTACTCTAATCATTCGTTCACATTTGTGATTGGCTCTATCGCCAATACGGTTAATGGTAATGGTTGAGATTGGGTTATTCTTATGTATCCATGCCTGTCCCACCCGCCAGGGAAGGGAACCATCTTGTCGCCTGTGAACAAGGGTGGCGATTTGCCCATCGGGTCGCCGGGAGTCCTAAAGGGTATTGTGTCGATTGTGCCTTCTTTGCTTCCGACATTTGCACCCAGGGTCTTGTAGAATCTGACTAATATCTGGTGGATTTTCTTTCGCTTGCCCTGTGCTGACCCGGATTCTATTTTGAGTTCCAAGTCTAACGGTTCAAGAATCGACTCATAGGGAATTCCGACAATGACTACGGATGACAGAGTGCTTCTTGTAATTGCACCTCCCGTTACAACCTGATTAGGTTCAGGTGCGCCATCAGCAAGAATCGACACTGTAACTCCTTCAAGATGGTCTAACCCTGAAACCGAACTTGCACCGTCACCATCATACTTTAATCCAGAATCTACAAACCAGCAGTCAGATCCATTGTCTCCAAAATCAGGAGCCATGTATTCAATGTATCTTTTCCACTCACCGTTAATGTATCTTCTAACTATAAACCATATCTGGTCGTGATCTGCTACTGGGATTACTTCAACATCTTCAAACAATCCGGGGTTCGCAGTAGTTCCGGTGGTGTGTAAGTGCCATGCAGTTATTTCCTGTGATTTGTTGTAGGTTAATGCGGCTATTGTGCCATTATTCAAGACACACCATAAGATTGAATCTGGCTCTTTTTGGAAAACATAAGACTTAATCCCAGTTGCGGTTATGTGTTCTGCAAGTATTGTCAGGTCTGGGGGGTCGCCATAATTGTCTTGAAGATAATCGTAAACTAATTCACGAACCTTCCTGCCAACCCTTTGAACAAATAGAATGGCATTCCCTACCCCAAGTCCTACTCTTGAGGCGCTTCCATAGTTTGACATTATCCGGGCTTTTCGTGCAGTAGGAGTTATTGCTTCATCGGTTGAACCAGATGATATAATCCATTCCGAAGCCCCGGTTCCTGCGTGAAGATACCTACCAATCTTTAGCCACAGTATTACATTATCATCATCAAGTACCAACTTTAAGGCATCGTCTGCGCCTGTTCCCGTAGTCATGTCATCGAGATTACCAGTAGCACTGAACCACATTGTTTGGGGCAGGGATGGAGTTCCTGCGTACACACCCCGTTGCTCGTACAAAGCCACAGAACCCGGATAGTTTGCCGCAGACCATTCGGCTGGCTGTGCTGTAAAGACTATGTCCGCCAGTGTCCAATCCACATGACTGCTCCGTGTAAGCATTTGTGGAGCTACAGACTGGTTCACCAAACGCATGGTATCTGCATTTTGAGCAAATCCAATATCAGCAAGCATTGACTCCGTGTATGGTGACGCTATTTCTACAGGAGTAACACCACTTACTATCTGTCCATTATCCTTAAAGAATCTTACATATTCCTGCCCGAACTCCAACATATATGCCTGTTCGATATTAAACTGAAATGGAATCAGGCGTGATATTGTTGCACTCGCTTTAGCCTCCGCAACATAGACTGTGCCAAGTCTCCTTGAAGCTCCACCGTGAGGATACACAATCATGTTCTGAATAGTCCTGCAGGCATTGTAATACTTTGAAAGGTCAACCCTTCCGTAAAGCTTCGGAGAAAAGGTTCCACCGGTAAAATTGGTTAGAATCTGGCTTGTTTTCATACCTTAATTCCTTGCATTAAGAAACGTATCGGTTGTTAAAGATTCCGGTGTTCCTTCCTGTGCGTCAATGGATTTCGCTTGTCTAAGTTTCTGTTCAAAAAGTATCCACAATCTTTCCTGCTGAGTGGAACTCCCCGTTAGGGCGTAACAAATATCTGCGGCTAATCTCGTAGCGATTGCTTCTCTTAAAAGCATATCCATTTCATTTACATCTGTGATACGTTTCAAGTATTCAATATAACAAGTAGCGGCATCGGTAAGAATGAACCTTCCTTCTACCTTCCACTTATACCCGCTCTCTTCCTGTTCTTCCATTGAAAGGACTCTCAGACAATATGGGTCTGTTGGAAGGGCGTATTTGTAATCATACTTCCATGAAGGAGCTGAAGCACTCTGAGCTAAAGAGGTTCTTGCAATTGCACAATTCCACGGATATGACCTGATAGTAGCGTCACGGTTATAAACATATCTCCCGTTACAGAGCCTCGCGGCTTCACCCTCTTCAGTCATTGAGATTATGCTTTTCTGACCAAGCATGAGTAGTGACTGATTACACAAACCAACTATGCTTGACCCGCCTACCGCAGTTGAAACAACTTCACCAAACGAGAACTGACCCGGCTTATACCTGTCATCGTCAGTGGCTAATGTAGCTGTCCCGTCACAGAGGATTGAATAGGTTTTGGAATAATCATAAGCAGGGAAATCATACTTATAAAATCCGTCCCCAACCTCCGACATCTCCCCGGCTGTAACAGCTAATGACCCATCGGATATGTCCCTGATATTCAGAGTTGGGCTTAATCCTGTTGCGTAAGCTCCGGCACTTTCAAAGTAAACAGTTATCTTCATTTCGGTTTCTCCATTTGACTCTGCATTTCTTTAATCTGCACAAGTAACTCCTGCGACTGTTGAAAATCGGGACATATATGTAAGGCGTATTTGACTGCACTTTCAGCTATATTCATACCACCGAATCTCAATAACGCCCTTGCATATTGATCACAAACACCCCACCTTACTTTTCCACCATCGTAATTCTCCATACACCTTGAAGCAAATTGGAAGGCAAGTTCTGGCTTATCAAAGACATTGTAATAATACCCGTCAGTCAGGTACAAATTATTATATGGGTCACACTGAATTGCTAAGTTAATGTATGTCTGTTTATGAGAGAGTGCCTTCTTGTCTATTTCTGTTTCAGCGTTTGGCAGGACTGCTATTTTTACTGATTTATCATAATACGAAAGAGCAAGTAATTTAATGAACACCCAGTACATAATCCTGCCAACAATAAGAGCTAAGACTATCGCAATGACCGGAGTTATCGTAACTAAGGGTAAAGTAGTCCCAGCGAGTCCGCCGGCTAATGCCCAGAAAGGGAATGCGGTGTGGGCTTCTCTTAGAGGGAAGAAGAAAAACCCATGCACCGCAAAGGCGATTAACGCCCCGGAGAGGAGGATGTTCTCCGTCCACAATAATGAACTGAATATCGAAACTAAAAGGATATATCCTATTATTCCAAGCTCAAAGATTATTTCAAGATGGTCATTATGAATACGGTGCGAGGTTGACGCTGTAACTGTCGTACCTCTTGCATAGAAGTGTTTAAGAAGTTTACTGTTTAATAATTTTGGAACTATCGAGGGATATTCTCGTCTAAAGGTTCGTAACCCATAACCCGATAATGGAGCTTTTACTATTAAATATAGCGCGGCAACTATAAGTGATATTCTACCGCTTGTTGATTCATAGAAACTCTTGCCCCTTGATCGAGCAACCAGATACACAAATATCAGCATCATTGGAATTGTAGATAGCATATAGGGTTGTTCAATACACGCAACATATAGCAGTCCAACAATAACCCCAATCTGCGCCCCACGGCATCGTGATAATCCTATCGCAATAGCAATTAAAACAACGAGTGGAAGTAAAAACCACGACATATTAAACGTGAGCCACGTGCCTGCAAATAATGGAATTAGGAGGAACGCTCCAATGTGATTAGGATTCCCGAATATAAACCATTTTCGTTTTGGCTTATCTGACTTATGGTAGATTAGAGTTGCTGCCGAAAAGACCACACCCGGAATAAATAGTATTGGAAGGAGTATCTCAAATGGTATTGTTCTTGCAGAAAGAAAAACAACCAATCCACACAGCATAAAGAACAAATCTTGACTACTTTGCCGTGAATGTGACCAGAAAATAGAAGCAATCATCCATAAGGCAAAACACAACACATAAATAGTCGTCATGTCCCACACTATAGGTACTGTTCCAGTTGCCAGCCACATCATTAAAAACGCTCCAGTTATCATCATTGCTACAAGGTTTCTACCTTCTTCTCTTTGCTGCCATGAGAAAAAAGGTATAACCGCTGCAAGTAAGAATACATATCCCTCTCCGAACATCATTCCTCCCTTGGTTGAAGGGCGAGGGGGCTCATAACCCCCCACCCTAAAGTTAATGTTACGCTAACTCTGCACGCTCGACATAAGTACAGGACGTCGCATCAATCGCCGTGATCCTCACCGAAGCAAAGAGCGTGGCGGTTGCATGAGCACAGAGGATAATATCCCCTGCGGACATCCCCGGACAATTAGCCGTGTTGAAATTAGTCAACACCGTTGCCGAAGTGAGCGTATCCGTTGTGTTATAGATGTAGAGCTTAGTCGGCCCTACGGCTATACAATTCAATCCTGCTGCTGCAAATGCCATGTCATCACCTCCTAAGCCAGTAGAGCAGTATTAGACTCATCACAGGATATTTTAACAATACCCTCTTCGTCTATTACAACTGCTCCACAGGACATCATTGAATCAATCAGGTAAGCCGCTTTCTGCGGAACCCAATCAACTTTAGTCGTTATCGCTTTGTTCTCCGCCAGACCAAGGGCGGTACGATGGAAAATGAAGTTGGAACGCGTGTCCGTGGCAAGAGGAAGTGCAGAGTGGAAGAACCACTTAATTCCTCTCCAGTTCACTAACTGTGTTCCCTGAGTCCACACAAGATCATTTATATAATCTTTGCTTCCAACCTGTGTTATGTTAATGAACTCTTCCCACGCCTGCGCCGAGATAACACCCCACCTATCACCATCATCAGGGACATCATTCTCGTTAAGAGCAAGAATTGCCTGAAGGAGTTTTGCCTTGGAAAGACCAACTCCGCCAGTAGCAACAACATTCTTTGTTACAGCGTTCATAACAGTGATAATTCGGGAATCTACCTCACGCCCCAATGCACCGGCACCTGCACGAGCATACAGCGTCCTTTCATCGATGTTGTTCTTGATGTCATCAAGATTATCGACATACTCAGGCGCGTATTTGTCCGTACTGGTTACATTCTTGAAGGCGTGAACCGGATTCATAGGAACAACATCGCCATTTCTGGCTTTGTCAGTAGCCGTTCCTTTCCCCAGAGTAGGGAACCTCGCAATCTGGCCGGGGTTGAGTTTCTTCAGCCTTACCGTATTTCTCAGCTTACTTCCATACTGCTGATATGCGGCATGTACATCAGAGTCGTAATCAGTGATAAAACTCTGGTCAATAGTATTCATTATCGTTCTCCTTTCAAATAAACTTTCAAAACACTTCTGCTTTGGTTTACCTTTCAGAAGAAGAACGATTTGCCTAATGGGTCGTTCTCTGCTTTACAGGGCCATGCTTCCGTGGCTAGAGGTTAAGGGTTTAGCTTATCGCGCCCAACTGTTCCGAATAACTTTCGTTATACGCCTCGACTTCTTTTATAAATGCAGGATCTCGTTTACCGGGATCACAATACCTTGGATCCATTTTCATACTGATGAGCTTTTCCATTGTGTAAGTATCACCACCCGCAGCAGGTGTTCCAGTTTTCAGAGCGTGTTCACCAACTGCCTGTGAGACTTTGAACAATCCATTGATTATCGCTGGCTCCATATTCAATCCAGTATCAATAAGTTTCTGCCTGAACTCTTCACCAAACAAAGGGACTATCACCGCATCAGCTTTGGCAAGGTTCGCTTCGTAATTTGCCCCCCATTCCTTCTTCATTGCTACTGTACTTTGCTCGCGGATATTATTCTGTTCTGTCTGATAACCTTCAAATCTTGTCTTTTCATCTTCGTTGTACGCATTAACAATGGCTTGAAAGGCATCCTTGCTTACCCCTTTTGAGTGGGCAATTTCAGCGAACATCTTTGTGCGTTCTGCGTTGTACTCCATTCCCTTCGGTAATTCTGGAACTGGAAGTTCATATCCATCCACTGTTTCAGGTCTGCCGAGTGAGTTATAGAAAGTATTCTTCTCTTCATCTGTCGCACCTTCTCCGGGAACAATCAATCCCTTTGAATTGACAAGTACGCTAGTATCAGCTTTGTTTTGGACATAAGACTTTGCCAAAGAGGTGACATCCTTAAATGACGCAAGAGATGGATCATCCCTTAATGCTTCGTCTGTTATGCCAACTTTCCAATCACTTTCGTTTGAGTTTTGGTTTTGGCCCTGGTTTGGCTCCTGGTTTCCGTCCTGGTTTAGCTCTTCCATTTTTCTCCTCCAATAATTCAATTACTCTTAATAGACAAATTGTCAGTTCGTCACTTTGGTTAGTGACACTTGTTAGTACATCGTTACGAAGTTTTTTAATTTTCTCTTTCATCCACATCCTCCGGTAAATCTGGTGGCTCTGTTAAGCACTTATCAATATCAATCCATACCGACCTTCGCCCCTCTTTGAATATTGTAAAGAACCCATCTACCTTCCCATCTACTGAACTTAAAACAAGTGATTGAGAATCCTGCCCTGTCATCTTCCTTAAATCACTAAGGACAGATTCCCCCTCAAGGCTTCCAAATATACTTTTCCACCTTTGGTATCTTTCCAGTCTCTTTTGGTCTTTCATATTATCCCCCTCATGTTCCAACTGCTCCTGTTAATCCTGCCAAAAGACCTGCATTAGGGTCTGTCTCTGAAGCCATCTGCGCCCCCTGTAAGACGTTTCCAGCGTCCTGTGTCTGCTTTGCTTCAGCTTGTGCCGCCGCCCTCCCCTCTCGTATTGCTGTGACTTGTGACTTGGTTGCACTCACTTTCCCTAAAGCGGGATAGAGTTCAATCATTGCATCATAGTATTTGTCTGAACTCACTCTGTCCACTATGTCGGCTTTTATTTGAGCCATTGGCATAAGCATTGTAAATGCGTTCTGTAGCTCCTGCGATTCATAAAGTCTCTGTGCCTTCGCAATGGGTGAGAGGTAAACTATCTTAAACTCTACCGGAGTTCCCTTTTGTTCCATGACTGCTGAGAGTTTCGGAAACTTACCCAATCTATAGAGTATCCAGAACGACCTGATAATTATTGGCTTCAGGAGTTCTTCCATGAACCGATTCAAAAGCGGCCCAAGTATTTTCAGGTTCTCACTTGAAATCTGAATTATCTCCTGTGCTGTCCGGGGCTGTCCTTCCTGCTGAGTCCTGAATTGCTTATAAAAGAAAAACTCCCTTATCTGGTCACGTTTCTGCTCACACTTCTGTTCAAAGTTGGGCATCATCTGAAACTGACCAGTGCCATAAAGCGGTTTGGCATCCGCACCCTGTTTATCCCAGTTTGAATTGTAAGTGACTCCACCGGGACCAGTCTTAACTGGTAATGACATTCCTTCATCGGGAAGCACTAACGGAGGGTCGGTTGCTTTCTGCCATGCCCTGATTCCCGTCCTTTCCATTGTGTTGAGCATTTTGGTATCAGGTAAAGCATTCCACCCCATCCCCCTGCCATATCCATCGCCGGACATTAGAAACAGTCTGGGGACAGCGTAGGGCATTTCGTCATACCCGCCTTCATCGATTACAAACTTTTCTTCTTCTACAATATAAGCAGATAGAATTGGTTTGTTTTCTTTGTTTTGTTTAAAGTTACCCTTAGTGTCTATTTCTCTATCTGAACGAGGTCTGATAAGATGAATGATGTTAAATTCTGTGTCTTTCTGTTTACCCTTATTTTCAAGAGCTTTCATCATCTGCGGAGAAAGTGTCTCGTTGGGCCATTCCTGTCGAGCCTGGCGAGCAGTCATTGTGTAGTATCTGTAAACTGTATCTACGTTCCCTTCTGAATCCTCATCGGTGTAGATTTGTTTCAATGGGATTGTCTGGAAATTTAAAGCGGTTTTCTTTCCTTCACCTATAAATAACCCCGATTCTCCAAACCCGATGACTTCTTCATACACCCCGTCAATATTGGTATAGAAATTGCTTGTGTGGTATTCGCTTGACATTACTTCATTCACTTCCATGATAGCGTCTTGGACTGAAGATTCCTTATTCAGGACTCTGTCGACCATTTCAATGCTATGCCACGGTAATGCCGCATTTGTGAGCATTCCATTTATTCCAGCCTTACAAACATTGATAGAGTCAATCGCCGTACCATCGAAGATTTTCTCCATTGTCTTCTTGCCAGAAGTCTCTTTGCTTGTAAAACTTGGACGGTTAGGTAGCATGTAGTCACGAATCTCTTGCCATACCGATTCTGAATTGGCACGGTCAAGTTTCTTCTCCCCAAACCTCGCTACAGATGCTTCAATTTCTGTTTTATTCATAATTTTAACCGAACCATGATAATGTTAAATCTCCCGCAGCTTTAGCGATAATGCCAAGTCCGGTAACTGAAGATAATGACCTCAGTTCTGGGTTCTGTTCAAGTGCAGTTCCATCCGTGACACTTGCCGCATAAACAGCAGAAGTCAGAGCCGTACTTGTGTACTGTACGAAGAAATTAGTCGAGCATGAGAATAATACATGCTTCGCTCCAGTGGGGACGGTCAAAGTAGCTCCTGTGTCTGCAACGAGTTTAAGATAATCAACGTGCGAAGGTTGCCTCATCCCAACTGCTACCCTGCCAAGTCCATCTTGTGTTAATACGAGAGGTATCATTTTATTCTCCTTATGCTCCGAGAAGCGTTTTTAATTGAACGGGGGCTTGGCCTAATAGACCCTGTGCGCCACCCGATGTATAGTATCTTCGAGATGATTGCCGTCTTTTTGCTAACAACGTAGCTTTGGTTTTAGCCTCTTCGTCTGTCTTTGCTTTATCTGCTACCGCCTTGGCTGTAGCTGCCCTTATTTTTCAACCTCTGCTTCCCTTGCCGCTTTTGCTGTAGCGGCTTTATCCGCTGCGGCTTGTGCTGCCTTCGCTTTATCCGCTGCGGCTTTATCGGAAGCTGCCTTCGCCGCTGCTGCGGCTGCCTTCGCTGACGATGTCTGCTGTTTAGCGGCCGGGGCGCCCCCTCCATTACCAGTTGAAGTTCCCTGAGAAAAACTTTCTATGGCTGCGTTATTGGCTATGGTTCTGGCTTCTTCCATATACGATACCATTTCGGGGTGTGTCGATTCAAATTCACTCATGGCTTTGTCGATAGCAGGTGCAGCTTTCCCTGCATCCCTAATCATCTTCCCACCCACAAGCACCCCAATACTTCCCCCAGGAACCATAAAACCTATTGCCGAAAGTATCGAACCAAGTATTGTTTTGCTTGTATTTTTATCTTTGGCTTTATAGTTATCAATCATTGTGCCATACGTAGAACGACCTTCACCGCCATAACTGCTACTCATCTCGCCGCCAGTATAACCGCCGAAGTTTCCCGCAACCCCATAACCGGGGGATGCTCCAGCGTAACCACCAGCCGGCATGCCGCCCATACCACTCGAACTGCCTGAACTACCTGAACCACCGCTCATAATTCACCTCACCCAAATGCTATCTCTCCGAAATCTGCCGGAGGGAGTTTGTTCATTCTTGAATATCTATCGTAGGGATCTTTCCACTGTGTATTCTTTAATGCTATCCTGTAAAGCACTTCACAAAAATCATCCTTCACCTTTGATGGCCTTAATGTCTCAGGGTCATACATCCAGTCCTCTACTTCTTCAATAACCAATCCCAAGTCTCTGAAGAAAAACAATGCAGGCATTTCATTTTCAGTCATCAATAAGTCATTTAGTAGAGAGATGCCGTTATCCTTATCCTTTGATGCCGTGTCGAGCCTGTAGTTGTATGACTTGAATACTCTCTCCATTATCTTATAGACGGTCTCAGCGTCTTCGTGTGCGTTCTGGTCGCCCTTCGCTAAAGGGTCAATCGTTATTGAGTTGATAAACAAGTCATTTGTCTTTGCTATTCGTACTATCTCTTCAGCAATATACTTCGGATTGCCTTTTTCGCTAATCATGTAACTGGCGTATTTAAAATTATTCTTTCCCGTCGAAACAAATAGCACAGCCCACGCCTTAGATGGATGGAAGTCTATTGAAACATCAGTAACCCAGTCCAACGGAATCTTGAATCTATCGATTACGTGCTTGTCTCTGTCGAAATTCGGAAGTACCAGGGTTCCCAAATACGAAGGTTTACCCTTAATACGGGCTTCTACTTCGTCTTTACGCAAGGTCTTAACAAACTGGTCAACGCCTTCCTGGGTTAATCCGTATCCTACATTTACTGAAATATCAGCATTGACATTGAAAACACTTGGGTCAGGTGAACCATCTTCCAGTCGTTTCTTAATAATCTCTCTGTGTATCCATGCTTCTTTTAAAAGAGTCGCAACGAAGAGCTCCCTGCCCTCCCTGTCAACCAATCCTCTCGCGGCGGCTATTCGATTAGATCTCTTCGGAGGTTCATCCCAAATAATCAAATCACCAGACCACCCTTCAAAGGTATCTGATTCCTGATTGTTTGACATAATCTCCAAAGTCGAACCAGTCGCTTTATCCTTCCAAAGAGCTTCCACGCCCTGATTGTTCTTCTTCGTTTCAACGGCACGACACTGCGGCCACATCTTCTTTAATTCGGGTTCAACAACTGTCTTAACGTGGCTCTCCCATCCCTGGCCAACATACCTGACCTTACGAGGATCTTTATGAATGAATGGTATCTTCTCCCCACTCCACGGCCACTCACCAAACATAACAGACAGTCCAATGACTACACCGATAAGAGTTTTTCCGATACGATTTGCCCCACATGCTGAAAAGACTTTCTTCCGTGGGTCATTCCACGCATCGATTAACTGCGTCTGTAAAGGGTTAGGCCGCCATATATCACCTTCGCAGAAATGATATATACGATTAGCCCAGAACTCCTTCTCAAGTGCGGCCAATTCTGCTTTAATCTTCTCGGCTACTTTGTCTTTAGTTAACATAAACACCACACACAAAAACCCAGCCAAACCAAGATACTCACATTCCCCACTACGTCCATTATCCTACCAAAACGGGTTTGGTTGCGAAGTAAACGCCTTATCCTCAAGTATTCTAATATACCTCGCAATCCCTTCAGGGTCTCTCTTAATCCACTCCATAGTCTCCTCATTCCGTAAAGACTCCCTCCTGTCGAGATAAGCCGTGAAACGATTCATGTAAGCTCTAAGATTCACCAAAATACCCATTTTCACTTCCGTAATATATACACATACTTAGTTAACATCGCCCACGGGGGAAACACCCCTTTTTAAAAATCATCCCATCCACTTTTTATTTTATGACTTACATAGGTATCAACACGTTCAGGACGTACCCCCTCATTCTCAACTTCAGCTTCATAAGAAATGTCCCCTATAGGCCCCCACTCATGCTTTCTAAAAACCCTTACCCCCGCCATCTCTGCATAACCATCCTCCCTTAAAGTTTGAGCCCTTCTCCACTGATATTTATTCGTTTCCATAACACCCTCCCCCTTGTAATTCTGCGGGAACATTCCGCCACTCATCCGTATCGTCCTGCCATTGCAATATCATAAGCTCGTTAGTACCGGGCTTACGTACATATATAACTCCAAGGGTTTCGCTCTGCGCTACTTCCTTCCAACGTAATCCACGGAACTTACCCACAATACTCCCCCCTTTTGAATTTTTAAATGGAGGGTGGGATACATAGATATAAGGCCACCCCTGCAAAACCCGGGTATACCCCTCATCCCTCTGGTATTATTACCTTTCCTTCTACCCACCATGTTTCTCACGCCTCTCCCCTCTGCCTGCCTATTCTATGGGCATCGTTGCCAGTCTCCACTGCTGCCGCTATCACTGCTCGCTCCTTGACTGCTTCAGCTATCTCTCTCTGTCTGTCTGCGTGGATCTGTCGGCTTACCTGTATGCAGTCCTTCCGGCTGGCTGCTGTGCCTGGATATAAACCATCGTCATTCCAATTCTTATTCCTTCGGATGAATCCTACCTCTGATAGATCGAAGTCCGGTGACCAGGGATCATCGTTTGGTGTTACGCTAACATTATCTGTAACATTATCTGTTACGCTAAGGCCGCTTGTTACGCTAACAGGTGTTACGCTAAGGGGTTCTGTTACGCTAACTCCGACATCTTCTGTTACGCTAACTCTGCCAGCCTTCATCCTACAGGCCGCACTACAGTACTTAGCTGTGCTTCTCTTCGACTCAAACTCTTTACCGCATACTACACATTTTGTCATACATCCTCCGGTGTTACGTCTATAGTCTCATCCAGCATACGCTTGAGCTCGTTATATCTCTCCCGGAGGGCCTGAGCGTCATATCTGATGATCTGGGTAGCCTGTCCACGTTCAAGGCGTTCGGAGTTATCATCGTATGTTTTCACGGAGTTAGCTGCAATGAGTATCTCCTTTTGGGTACGGACGTCTTGTGATAATATAGCTTCAGGGTCATCCAGCCACCTACTCGCTATCATATCCGTTATAGTTGCCATCTTGAGCTGACTGAGCACCAAGGCATCTGCTTTACCGGTCTTATAATTAGCAATTTCTTTGGCTTTTATACCTATCTTGGCAAGGTATCTTGTAATGGTTGAGACGTCCACATCTACCGCTTTAGCTATATCGGTCGCCTTTACTCCTATTGTTGCAAGCGCCTTCACCTTGTTGCGATCATAGGTGCGATTATATGGTTTATGGGGGGGTTTCTCTGGCAGGTTTTCCGTCATCGTGTCCTCTGGCCTTTTAAGGATATATCACTTTGTGATCCGTCCACCATTTGACCGCCGCCACTTACATCATATCCCAGCTTTTTCAGGGCATCTTGGATCTTGTGTCTCTCTCTGGGTTCAACCGCTGGTTTGATGGTCAATAGATATGATTTGTTTACCATGCTTCCCTCTTTATTTATGTGGCCGGGTTTAAGCGTCCTGTGGTGTAGGTTATTAACCTGGTTTTTTTGGCGCTGATGCAGCCGGCCATTGCTGTTTAGTTTATTGTCTTATTCATTAGGCTGTATTATAGGCATACTTTAGCTTTTTTGTCAATAACTAATTCTGCCACTCTAGCTCGTACTAATCATTGACAATGTTCTTCTCTTGTCTTCATCTCTTCCCCCTTCTCCATATTCTCAACGGTCATAATCCCACCAGCCTGAAATAGTTGCCCTTGCGCCTTGTGTCTTTCAATCCGTTCCGTTGCCGCCTCAAAATATTCCTTGTCAATCTCGTATGCCGTGAGGTCGTATCCGTAATCATGGCAGGCTATGGCTATTGAACCGCTTCCGAGGTGCGTATCAAGGATGGTCTGCCCCGGCTTTGCATAGTTCGTCAGGAGCCATTTGTAGAGGGCAACGGGCTTTTGGCATGGATGGATTTTTATATCGCTATCTGCTCGGCAGAAGCCTGTATTTTGATAGGTGAATTTAACTATACGAAGGTCTTTTGGTTGCGAAGCTATCTCGCAGGCACTTCCGATTCCGCTATTGTTCCCCTTGTCCCATATAATTCTGCCTGTTTCTTTTATTAAACCCGCCATAATAGTTTGCTCCCCAACAGATAACTTCCGTGCTAACACGGTAAAGCTCAGAGAAATATTCCGCTGTTGGTGGTGAATCATTCCAATCAATTTTCCAGTCTTTATTGTAAGGTCTTCCCTTCCACGGCCTATTCCTAAAAACCCCGATTCCATACGGCGGGTCGACTATCGCCAAATCATACGCATTGTCAGGCATCTCTTTCATGGCTGGGAGGCAGTCTTGATTGTAAAGTTTCATTTTATCAACCCTCTCTTGATATCGCTCTCTATGTATATCACAAACTCGCAAGATTGTCTTGTCTGGATCATCCCACCCAACCCTTGAGCACCCAACCGCACACTCCACCTATACATAAGAGTATCGCGATGTCTATAACCTTAATGATTCTCGCTTCTATTTCAGCCTTCATCTCATC